GGCATGTCATCCTCACGAATAGCTGACGGCGATGGTCATGCCGGTGCCGGGCGTTACCACGATACCGTAGGTCACGGGCATGTTTACAACGTAAATGCCAATCGTGTTGGTGATGGTGGCCAGAAGCCTGCTTGCCGTTGCTGTGACAACGCTGGAGGCGTCATAGACGCTGCAAGCGGTAGAACCAGCCACGATGACGGCAATGTTCGCCACACGCCCAGGATTGGCCGATACGACGGTCTGCGCGGTCAACCCGGTGGCCGTCTTCTGCCCGGCAATCTGAAGGGTCGTCAAAGGCACGTTGTTTTGCGCGGTGACGATGTTCTTCAGCGTCGTCAGGACGTCATCAAGACTGGCCATTAATACCTCCCATCAGGCTGACTACGGTATCGCATATTGCCGATGCGCCAAAATGAACCAACGTCATTGCTGGACATGGCAATCGACACCAAACGCCCCCGCATGCGCGGCGACACAAAGGTTGTCGATTGGTTCAGCGTGAACGGCCCATAAGTGTTTGGCGTGGCGCTGGGGTAGTCCGTCGCATAAAAGGTCAGAGAAACTGTCGCACTTTGAGTGCCGTTGTAGTAGCCCCACTTCATGTCAGGCCATACTTCGTCCACAAACGTTTTTACGTTCGCTTCATCCAGCGCAAAATACCCCGTTTGAAAACTCGAAAGCATCGCAGAACCCGCAGCATCTGGCGATATTTCGTGCTGATAAATCGTGAGTGTAGTTGGGTCAGCACCAATAGGAGGCCCAAGGACAGATTGGTTAATCCAAGCAGAGCGGCCAAGTGTGCCAAAATCCCACTGTTTGATGACGGTGTTATACTTGACGTAATTGGAAACTTCTCCGTTGCTTTCTGTTGTTGGGTAATACCAAGCAATCTCGCTAAACTGAGAGTTTACGGCAACACGGATTTTATTGACGTTTGTGGTGTCAAGTTGCTGGAATATCACGTCCCAAATTGGGCAAGGAACCGGGGAAACGCCGTCAGAGGCGAGTTGGAAGAATTGCGACTGCCCCATCCAGTAGACTACGTTATTAAAACTGCCGGCGGCTTTGCGGCCGATCATGCCGCAGCCAGTGCCCAATTCGTTGAGGCTGTAGATGTAGGGTTGTCCGATGTATTGCATCGACCACAACGCCAAATCAGTCCAGAACAAGCACTGCTGCGGGCCCTGAATGCCGCCGATAATACGGGAGCCTTTGGGAATGCGGATGGAGCCAGCTTGATTGGTTGATTGGGCAATCCACTGGCCGTAGTTTTGGACGTCGCACCAGCGGATGAGAAGCGGATCCTGCACTCCGGTGAAAGTAGAACCATAAGCCAAGATTTGCCGTTGTGGCATGGCCACGAACATGCCGTCATTAACGGCAGGCGCCTGGGGAATGACGGTGGCGATTGTGTTGCCCGATGTGGGATCCCACTGGAATATAGGGCCAGAGGCGGCGTCATAGTTGACTATGATGCCGGCAACCGTCTGAGCACCCGTCGCCGCGCTCAAAAAGGATACAGAGCCCGCCGAGGACGCCGAAACGTAGTGGTATCCGTTGTAGGCCGTGGGGGTCATGCCGATGATGTTGATCGAACTGCCAACTGGGACAATGTAAGTGCCGCTGAACGTCACCGTAGCCGTGGTGCCGTTACCGCTGGCGCCGGTCGTCGTAAGATCAATTTCCATTGCCGGGACAGGGCACGCGACAAGGATTTGCCCCCAGTTGTCCAAAGTCCAATCATTGCAATAGATAGGAATGCCCGACGTCGGGGTGATGGCAGTGCCGGAGCCATAGCCACCGGAACCATACCCGCCAATGCCATAGCCAGAACCGGCTGGAATGGAACCAAACCCAATGTAATACACAAAGTTAGCTTTGCCATTATTCAAGTATACCGAAGAAGAAGCGGAGGCTGATTGCGGTGATTGAATGACAAATACATTGGCGGAAGTAATGCTTTGAACTGTGTAGTTGCCAAACAAGGTTATTCCATTAAAGGAACACGCCACCAAGATAGCAAATGTGCTTCCGACGCTATAACCGTGATTGGCAAGCGTGACGCTGACAAAGCTAGAACCGCTGACCGTGGTAAATTGCGGAACCGCGCCGCCATTCGTGACGGGGGCCGTTGCCGGTTGGGGGTTGCCGAACAAATCAGAAGCCTGGATGGTATAAGTTATGCCGCCGCTGGCGGTTATAATTGGGTAAAACCCGGACAAGATAAGGCCGCCCACGCTGACCGGCGTGGAGATATAAACAGAGTTGTAGACCGTGGCCGTAATTCCCGCGTCGGTGATTTGGACAGAACTGCTACCAGATACCGTTGTGAAGCTAACGGCGGGATTTGTCGTGATCGTGCGGGGCGTGATGTTTGTTGTCACGCCCGCCGTCATCACATTCAAAGACGCTTGAAAGGAAGACGTGTTTGATTGGTTGCCTGCCGCCAAATACGATATTGCGTTCGTATCTTCCCATGCCCACAGCGCCCGCGTAATCGTGGCTGTGGGCATGTAAGTCACCGTGACGTTGGTAATGGGGGTTGTATATGAGAGGGTTGCCCAGCCGCCCAATTTCTGCACCAAACCAAGGCCGTTCCTATCCGGCACAAAGCGGACGAGGTTTGTGGTTGAGAGCGCCGCCTCGTTAAGGGTTGGCGTCCGGTTCTGATCAACGCCGGGGATCAGTTTGAAAGAACTATGCGGCATTCATCACCCCCTGGTGGGCGTGGCGGCAACCGGCTGGGATTGCGACGTCCAACCGTCCGCTTCAAACTTCTTGCGGTATTCTTCCGTAACAGAACCCTTCAGCAGCAACTGGTATTGGTTCTCATACGATTGCGCCATCTGCGGGTCATCGCTTTCACGCCCGAAATTGCGCTGGAACGCGCTGATGTAGACCATGCTGGCCATGATCAACAGGTGCGGCAAGTTGACGCTGATAAACGTGGTGCCCGTGTTGGCCAGGGCCTGCGTGGCGTTGACATACAGGGTCTGCATGCGAATGGTGCCCGTGAGCACCACGGGGTAGCTTTGATCGGGCCAGGGGCCAAGCAAAAACGTCTGCGTGTTGTTGCCATACGTGGCCAGATCGCCGCCATACGGCGCAAAATACATGGGCACAGTGGCCCCGGTAGATGAGTTGTAGACGTTCTGAAGGAACTCTTTGGTCGTTGGCAAGAGAGGCAACGAAGCCCCCCCTGCCGTAACCTGAATGGTTTGCAGGGTGACGAAATCATCAACATCAACGGCCAGTTTATTGGAACCGGCGGTCAACGTGTAAGTGGCGTTTTCAACTTGGGTTTGCAGAAGATCAAGGTCTTGCTGAATGCGGAGTTCCGCATAATTCAACATCTGCGGAATGATGGCATTGAACGCGGCATCAACGCCCACAACAACGCCATTGGTGGTCGTCGTGTTCACAACGGCCATGGTCGCCACTTGCGTGACGTATCCATTATAAGTAAGCGGCGTCGTAGAAGGAGCGGTCATCGGTTCACCTCAAGTAGCGCGATAGTATCACTTGTCGGCCTTCTTGTCGTTTAGCTTGTCCAACTTGTCGAATATTTTATCGCACAGGTCTTTAATTTCCGTTAGGCTCTTTGAGAAATCTTCTTTCTTGACGTAGTTGGTTGGAAGATTGATTTCGATCTTCCGCATATCACGCTGGAGTTCTTTGATGGCCCCCCAAAGTTCTCGGGCGAGCCAGCCTAAAACGGTCAAGATTGAACCCGCGATCACATTGATGATGGTTTGCACGTCCATGGCTTTATACCTGCATCATCACTTGCCAGTTTGTGCCATCGCTTTGCAGAACAGTAAATTTTCCAGTGCTTAACATGATTGCCGTGCCGGCAGTTGTGGAGCCAAGAGGGACCACGTTGCTGGATGCACTTGTAACCGTAGTGGTAGCCGTTGTCCCGGCTTTCATATACAAAAACTGGCCTGGATAAGTTGCGGCGGCCAATAATGTAATTGTGCATGTTCCTGCTGTTGTAAATATAAGGCTGCTATCGGCTATTACTTGAGTATAAGTAGTCGCGCTAACTGTAGTTGGCGCTTTTAAAGAAATTGGGCCAGCAACGGTTAATTTGCTCCCTGGAGTAGCACTGCCAATTCCAAGCCTGAAATTTGTATTGTCCCAAAAAATATTTGCATTGGATTGACTGTAAACGCCAGATGCTCCTGAAAAAACAACAGACCCCGTTGTAAACGCCGTTGCTGTTCCTGTGCCGCCCGCTCCAACGCCCAACGTTCCTGCAAGGGTAACGGCGCCCGTCGTTGCTGTTGACGGGGTAAGACCGGACAGTGAAGTCTGAAACGAAGTGGCCACATTCCCCGTGGTTGCTAATGTTCCCGTTGTCGGCAACGTCAACGATGTAGTGCCGGTCGCTGTGAACGTCTGCCCAAAAGCGCCAGCATACGTGACGTTGCCCGCCGTCGAAAGCGTAGACCCATTGGCAAGCGTCAAAACCGCCGTCGTGCCGGGATTAGTGATTGTGACGTTGTTAACAGTGGTCGCGGACGCCGCCCCCAACGTAGGTGTGACGAGAACAGGGCCTGTGGCCAAAACAAGCGTTCCACCAGACCCAGTGACAGAATTACCTTGTGCCGTAATCGTCCCCGACGTTGGCAGCGTCAACGATGTGGTGCCGGTTGCCGTAAACGTCTGCGAGAACGCACCCGCGTGGGTTAAAGGCCCGGCCAGCGTAATCGTGTTTGTGCCGTTGTTGGCAACGCCAGTGCCGCCGTAAAGCGGCCCAACAACGTTGCCGTTCCACGTCGCCCCGGTAATAGAAGCAGGGACGTTAAACGTATTTGTGGACCAACTGACGTTGGCGGGCGCTTGATAATGAACGTCCCAAGTTCCTGCCGCCAAAGAATTAGTGAGGAGCGTAACCGTGACGTATCCGCCGGAAGGGACGGAGACAACAAGGGTTGAGGAATTGTTGTTTACGGCGATGGTGCCGCTAGTTTGGTTGTTGTTGAACGCAAAAGAAGCGCCAACCGGCAACGTCAATGCGCTAGGGAGTTGATATGTCTGCCCGCCTGAGCCCGTTACAACCCAATTGAACACCGAAGCAGCGGTGAGCACAGTGGTAGTGCCAGCCGCTGCAAAATTGGTATATCCGCTCAAAAGTGCGTTTGCGGTCACGTTGGCGCTTGCGTCGCGTAGCACAACGCTATTGGCGCCACTCGATGCCGTAACGCCCGTGCCACCAGAACCAACGGCAAGCGTTCCGCCAAGCGTAATGCTGCCGCTTGTTGTAATCGGCCCCCCCGACGTTGTGAGGCCCGTAGTGCCACCCACAACATTAATGCTGGAAACTGTGCCCGCAGGGAGCGTAATTGTGCCGCCCAATGAAACTGGCGTGCTGTTAATTGTAATTGCGCTATTAGCTAAAGCGGTATTGGGTATAGCAGTAAAGCCCGAGCCAATAGCGCCGGAAGTCAATGTGCCAACGCCCGTAATTACATTATTGCTGGCCGCAGTAATTTGCCCTTGATCATTTATAACAAGTGTTGGAATGGTTGATGTAGTGCCATAAGACGCCGCTGTTACCGTTGTATTGGCTAGGGAAATGGTTCCGGTAACGGTGATAGTGCCGCCGTTCAACCCAGTGCCAGCGACAATGTTGGTCACAGTGCCGTTGCCTTGCCCCAGCAAAGCAATTGCGCCCGTCGTCGTGCGGCTTGTTGTGCCGTTTTGAACAATCGGCACCGTTTCGGCGCCAGAAAGCGAAATTGCGACGGGAAGATTTGTGATCGGCGTGTTGGCCACTTCAAGCCCCCGTTTGTGGTATTTGAGCGTAATCGTAAGGCAGGCCCACGTTTACCGTAGTCACAAGAGTTTTTCCAGTGATCAAAGAACCTGACGGTATTACCTTGTT